CATGGATTTAGGATCTACCTTTTCCATGACTTCCTCACCCTTACCGAAAGTAGAATCTACCCAGCCGCCAAGTGAATCACGCCACCCTTGGACGCTCCCGGCAAGATTTGAACCAAAAATCGTATCAATCGCATTTGCCAAAGACTGGAGCAGCGAAAGCACCGTGTCAACCAAATCAAAAAACAGGCGGGCAATTGCCCCTACAGGATCTGTGAACACATTCGCAAAGAAATTTACAAATGCCGCTATAAAATTCCAAAGCACGGCAAAAATATCAATCACAAAATTAATAAGAGTAACAAATAGGTTTCCAATAAACGCCGCCCCTACCATAAATGCGCCACAAATAACACCTGTTGCAGAAATGGACGTCCCTGCAAACTTGTTTATCGCCCCTACTGCTGCGTAAAACAAAGCAACAAGTGCTATTATCAAAATAATTATCCACATGATAGGGCAAGCAAGCAGTGCTGCATTCAACCCATTCTGCGCTGCAATTTCTGCCGCAGTTGCACCTGTTAAAGTACCTGTTGCCGCTGCATGAACCATTTGTGCAATTGCCATCGCAACGTGAACCCCTTTACTGATTGCACTAATAGTATTTGCTATCACCTGTGCCCCATAATAAACCGCCAAAGCCCCGGCTACACCGTAAATGATAGGGGATAACCACGACCAGTTATCGGCAACGACACCTGCAACACTTGCCAGCAAATCAAAAATTTCAAGAGTAATGCCCGCCACCACTGAAAGGGTTTCAATTGCTCCATTCACAAACCCTTGAAACGCTTCACTGTTTGCAATCTCATTCATCCTTTGAAGCACGGGCTGGAACGCCATCAACGCGTTATTCTTAAAGGAAGTCCAAATCTGTGAAAAGGTTTTCGGCATACTCTCAAACTTTGCATTCGTTTCATCTGCTGCTGCAAACATAGCCGCTTTTACGATATCCGCTGTAATCTGTCCTTCCGCTGCCATATCTTTTAATTGCCCTTTTGGAACTTCCATATAGTCAGCAATTGCCTGAATAATGTTCGGGGCTTGTTCCAAAACACTGTTGTATTCCTCGCCGCGGAGAACGCCTGAACCCATTGCCTGTGTAAGCTGTAACATAGCGGCATCAATACCCGCCGCTTCTGTCCCGGCAATAGTGAATTGCTTGTTCACCTGTTCCATGAAAGCGATTATTTCTTCTGAACTGCCAAACGCATCGCCCGCCATAAGCCCAAGTTTGGAAACGGCATCAGCGGTTGCCTGATAACTTCCCCTCGCCCGTTCCGCTGAAAGGAAAATCATATTCTGCAAATCCTGCGTGGTTTGCAAACCGTCATTCATCAAGTTCAAGCGGGCAGTGGTGGAAGTAAGCTGATCCGACAAATTCAACGCCGCTGAAACGGTTTGAATTGTGGCGTATGCTGCAACTGCACCCTTGATTGTCTGCATTAGTTCATTGGCTTCATTCGTGCCTTCTTCAATTTCACGATTGAACCGCCCTTGTTCGTCAACATTATCACGGATATATCTTTCAGTATTGCCTATTGTCTGCGACAACCGCAAATAGGCTTCATTTGCCGCCTGAACATCCATGTTATCAACAGCACGGTTCAAATTCTGTTGTTCCTGAACTGCCTGATCTAACTGCCCCCGCAACTGTTCCAATTCCGTATTTGCGGTGTCTGTACCCATATTCAGGGGGTTGCTTTCGATTGTCTGAATACGCTGCTGAATTGCTTGCAAGCGGCTTTGCATATTGTTCATATCAGCAACAGCGTTTGCCGGGAACAAATCAGTTTGTGCCGCCGTTTCTGCAATCCGGCTTTGGGTTTGGTTCAAAGTGTTCAACATATTGTTTGCACTTTGAACTTCCTGTTCAAATCGTTCCACCCCGGAATTTGTGAAAACTTCCAAAGTGTCAGATTGCCAATGAACCGGAACTTCCACGGGTTCGGGCTGTTCCGGTTCAATCGGCACATCAACAGGGGGTGGCTGCTCCACCAAAGGATCAGGCACATCCGGCTGCACGGGAATCACAACCGGGGCTGAACTCTGCGGGGCGGTAGGTGTTTGTGTTTCAGGGGTTTCAATCCCTTGCATAGCTGCATCCAACTGTTGAACTGCAATAGTAGCCTGATTGATTGAATCCCTTGCTGCTTCAATGGAAGCCGTATCAACGGGGCTGTTCATTGTTTGGTGCAAATCTTCCATAGCGGAAAGCCCCAAATTTACGGAATTGATAACCTGATACAAAACGCTTGTAAAGTTATCTTGTAATTCAATCGCTGTTCTGATTGTAGCCATGCGGATCACCTACCTTTCTTTTTGGATTTACTTTCAATCTTCTTTTTCTCTTTTTTGTCAGCTTCCATTTTCACCTTGATTGCCGCCACGGTAAAAGCCTTTTCCTGCTCATCCATAGCAAGGAAAACGGAAGGTAAAATGTGAAGTTTCAGAAGGGCATAGTAAGCAAAATTTGCTTCCCAATCCCCTTCTTCTATTAGTTTTTTGCTTCATTCACCTTATCTTCAAAAGAAACATTGAAACCCTGAAACTTCTGCACATAGGCAGCAAGGTCATTGTATTCCCCCGGATCGTCGACCATTTCCACAAGCAAATCTTCAGGCGTTTTCACACCATAAGAATCCTGCAAATCGGCATTAAATAAATCCGGCACGACAATGGAAGCTGCTATCATCCTGCGGATATAGAGGCTTGATTTCAGCTTCGGGCGGTATACGTTCGGTTTCCCTGTTACTGGAAGGTCTACCGTACAGCTTTCCCTGATTTCCTCATTCTCTTTTGATGTGATGTGCCGGAACTCCCAGTCAAGGGGGATTCCCTTTTCATCGCAAAGGGATTTTGTAACCGGGTGCAACTCATTCTCTTTTACAGTTTTATTGCTTTTCATAAATTTAGCGAATTTAGACATTTTATATTATTCCTTTCATTGTTCATATTGGAATATGCACCCCCACTTATATGGGCTTATAAGCCACACAAAAGTAGGGTTCACTCTTTCCGTTAATTTTTATTTTGTAACGAAACCATCCAAGTCCTTGAACTTTTCCGGCATTTTAAAATCCTCAAATGTAAAATCCATATCTTCATCAAGGTATTCTCCGTCAGCGTCAAATTTTGCCAGGATACCACCGTCAATGTTACAATCCACTAAGACGATTGTCTGGCGCCCTGCGGCAGATGTGCTGTCCTCATTTGAGATCTGTATTTCAAAATAAGTATCTTTCCCGGTGTCCTTATAATCAAGCATCATTTGGCGGAAAATAGAAGTGTTGTAATGAAAGGTTGCGCTGCCCGTCCCCTTCCATCCCGTAGCTTTGTTACCCTTACCCGTTTTTCCCAGAATCGGAACTTCCGTTTTCGTTTTCTCAAATTTTGCTTCGAGATTGATAGCTTGCATGAAGTTATAGCGGTTCGTCCCGATAATCACGAAACATTCAGCTAGAGCCGCAAATACCGTGTCTTTGGCTTTCATAACTACATTGCCGTTCATTCTGTCCCACCCCCTTCCTTATGCCACTGTAACGGCCATATATAATTTGCTCATCGCATTTATAACCGTTACAAGGTCAGTAACTACAATAGATTTCTTTGTATCTCCCTGTTCAATAGTCACATCAGAATCTGAAAAATTTTCGATCGCCCTGATTTCCTGCAATTGTTCATGGTGCTTCACAATATCCGACCAAAAGGAAATTCTTCCCGCTGCATCATTTGGGACAACGCCTAAATACTTTGTGTTGAACAAAACCGCAATATCATTTGCGATTTGATCCATCACGCGCACGGTCTGGTTATCCTTGAAAATATCACCCTGCGTATCGGAAACAGTAACCATTGTGTTTATATCTTCCAATACACGGATATCAGAACCGACCTTATGCAACGCAAATTCCCCTGACCGGATAGCTTTTTTCAGCTCATTCTGTGTGTAATCTGCATTGATGTTGAATTCACCATCATAAACCCTGTTCTGATTACTCCTGTTTACTGCACACCCGGCTGAAACTCCTGTAACCCAATAAACAAGGCTTGCCTCGCTCCAGCCACTATCAAGTACTTTATTCTTCACACTGATAGTCCCATAATAATCAGCCGCCTTGCTATAAAGTACAAGCTGGAACTTAATCCCCATTTCATCACGCAAACGTTTTACAAAAGAATCAAACAGTCCCTTTGTAGCATCGTCCGTTACTACAACCCCCATCGTGTTGTATGTGTAGGTTTCAATCTTATCCAAATAATCCTGGTAGGCAGCCCCATCAACTGTCCCATTTTCACCGCCGGAAAGGGGCAATGCTGCCGTTACCGACAAAGTAGCCGATGCTTTAAACGACACAAAATCATTTGCGACAAGTTCATCTGCTGTTTTTACTGTTTGCTCATCCACAACTGCTGTATCAAAAATCGTTTTTACATCAAACAGGGTTTCATCATCAACATTCTTCTGGATAACAATTTTCAAATCATTCCCACGGATACCGCCATGCAATGCTTCTGCAAAATCATTTTCCGCTTTTGTCCCTCCTGAAGTCAGTTTATATGCATAGAGGGTTTGTGTATTCAGAAACAGATCACGAAGTCCCTTTAATCTGTCATGGCCATAAGTATATCCGAAGATTTTCAAGCTATCTTCCAGAAAATCTTTAATAGTTACTTCAAACACTTCCCCGTCACGCCCCCAATCCAGTTCCAGGGGCATTGTAGCAATCCCCCTTCCGGAAAGGGCGGCAGTTGCGGAGGTGGCTGAAATAAAATTAATATATGTCCCCGGTAGTTCCTTGTTCTGAGCAATAAAAGTCCCTCCACCTAAAGCCATCCTACCTCACCTGTCCTTTCATATATTTTTCAACTATCTTTTCTACTTCCGACACCGTATACTGCCTGTCGGCAGAAAGAAGGGCGTTTACAATATCCTTCCTGTGTTGAAAGCGTTCAGCCGTAAGTAGCTGTTGTTTTGAAAATAAACTTTCAACTTTCCCCTGTTCATTTATCGCCGGGGGAGCTGTCTTTTTTACTGTCATTTATACCTCCTGTCTTTCCGCAATAACATCTGCCGAAATTTCTTCCATGACATTAGAATCAGTTATCTTGTAAACGAATAAATCATAATTCACAAAAAAATTCAGAACACTATCTACTACTTCATATTTCATTTTTGCACCCCGCATTAAATCATCGCCAACAGTGATATATTCAAGGCACAAAAAAAGCCTTTCGGCAACTGCATTACACTCTTCCTTCGCCCGGTCTTTGGCGCTTGGAATATATTGTATGCAGAATTGGTTCTCCCTGAAATACCGTTTTCCAAGAAATACCCGGGTTGTGGGGTTTATACAGGACAGAAAAAAACAAGGTTCCTTCAAACCCTGTTCAACGGATTCTGTATAAGTGGTGTATTCATCACCAAATTCAGCATTTAAGGAAATGCTGATGGATGCAATTATGGAATTTATCATTTCATGCACTCCCCTAAAAACTTTTTAATTTTGCTTTCAAGCACTTTTGGGGCTATATTCTGTATTTCCTGTTCCGAAATCGTAAGCATGAACCGCCCCTGCACCCACCCCTTACGATTGGCTGTCCGGTGTCCGTACTCCACATAGGAAGCATATTCAACCGGGTTCACTATCTCAATAACAAGGGTGTTTCCGTAATGGTGGATCGTAAGGGAATCGGCGTATGCTTTCGCATTTTCGCCCTTTCCGCTGCCACTTGCAGTTTCTGCGTGGGTTTTGGAAGTCCAGCCCCGGCGAAGTGTACCGCCCATCTTTCCCGATGGATTTACTTTTTTCGTGTAGGTATCACCCTTGTTGTGGTGCTTTGAATTTCTCTTTGCAACCACTTCAATCTCTTTTGAGTAATCCCCCACAGGTGTACGCTTGATAACTTTTGCCAGTAGGCGCGCGGCAAGTTCCTTTGCACAAGCATCGATGAAGGCTTCAACATCCCCTTGTTGAAGTTTGTTCAACTGCTTTTGAAGTTTCTTCATTCCTGCAACCGAAAACCCACCCATGTTTGCCATTAAGCCCACCCCCTAAACAGTTCCAGCTTAATTTCCACGTGGGATGGATAAACAGCAGGAACCCCGCTTGCAGAATATTCGGTTGTTACACCGTTTTGTTCCACAATGATTTTTGAACCGGGCTTTACCTCAATTTCTGGCGCTATGAATAGCTTTGCGCCCTGTGCCTGCTTTGCCACCGTGTCAGTTTGAACAACAGTGTTCAATTTTTCAAAAGATAGCTTGCAGAGCTGATTTTCAGCAACGGGAACTTCTTTATTCTTCCAGGTAATTTTGGTTTTTTCATCCCGTATATCTCTGCGTTCAAGAATAGTGCAAACGCTTGAATAAGTTCCTTCAATCGCTTTCCTTGCCATTTTTTGCGCAGCGGCCAAACTGCTCACCACCTGATTTTTCGGTAACACGAAAACTCACCCCTCCCATAAGTCAGAAGATAGTTCAAAAAGGCGTTCAGCCTCTGCTCTGCAGTCAAACTTCCTTCCCCGATTGCAAATACAGTGTTCGTGTCGCCCGTTTGTATCTGCTTTACCGCCATATCCAAATCAAGTCCTGCAATGTTATCTGGAGAAAAAGTTTTCTTTGCCGTTAGGAATTCGCCTACCGCCATATCAACAGCGATATTTACTAAACCATCAGGTACAGAAAGTGTGCCGCAATCGTTCTTTATGACGTTTTCCACTTTCTGGATTGAAAAGGCAAGGGCGAATTCATCCCTTTCCTGCAGTTCATACCCAAACGATTTCAGCCGTTCTTTTACCATTTCCAGCATTGGATCACCGCCTTACCCTTCCGCCCTTGCTTCCTGAATGGCTTTCAGAATATCAGCTTTCGATTTAGCCCCGCCAAAATCAATGTTGCGTTCCGCAGCATAGGCTTTCAGTTCGCCAACATTCATTTCATCAAGGGGCTTTGCACCAGCTTCCCCTTCAACCGTATGCCCCAAACCCTCCAGTTTGGAAGCAACGGCTTCATCATTGGTTTCAAATACCCCCTTTACAAATCTGCAAAGGGGGCGGTTACTGGAAGCATCCCAAAGAATGTTAGGGGTTTTCGATTTCTTTGTCACTTTGAACATACAATCACCTTACCCTTTCTTTACGCTACGGCTGTTTTCAGCCCGGTAATAGCACCGTGAAGGAAAGCCGGACCGTGTGCAAGCCCGATCTGTCCGTAAATCTGCACCTTATCAGAAGCGCCCGTTTTTGCCAAATCTTCCTGGAACAGTACGCCCTTTCCGGGAACTGCCTGGAATACCGGGGCGATATGCGCCATATCCGCAACTAGAATAGAATCATTTGGCATGAAGCGATCCCACACGACCCCCATTTTGAAGAAGTCAGTTTCAATCTCTGTAATATTCATGCCGCCTATATTCTGTGTAGTCTGCATATTCGCTTTAAACTGATCAGCATAAAGATTGGTAATCATCTGTTTCTGATACGCACCACAGAATAGAACCATCTTACCAAAATAAGCCCCGTTATCAGCCATTTCACGGAAAAGTTGATCTAGTAAAGCCTTGTTCAAAGCTGCATCAGCGGCACCAATGGAAGTTCCTGTGTCGGAAGTGCAAAGTTCCAGCATACCACGGGTTTTGTTTGCAACATTCGCCGCTGTTGAAACCTGATACTTACCGCAAATAAAAGAATACTCCACATCACGGGCAATTTTAATCAGTTTCTGCTGTATCTGCCATGCTTTTTCATCCGCCGGGTCAGGATTCTGCCCCGCCGTGTTCAGCCCGGACATTCTGCCCGAATTGCTCTGTTTTGCATAAGTCAGGTCAATCACTTCCTGATGAATCTGGACAACATTCTTTTCCTGCGTCCTTGCGATATGGCTTGCTGCCGGAGCTGTTGCGGAAGCACTTTCGGAAATCTCTGGCTGTTCTGGTTCTGGGAAATCATAAAGGACAGCAGTAGGGAATTCAAAATTATCAGTCTGTTTGCCGCCCGTAAGCCCACCTACCATGGAAAGAAGCGGAGTTTGGGTAGGGTCAGCCGTAAAAAGTTCACCCGCATAATTGGGTAAGTTCCAAGTAGTACCAATACCTGTTACCTCTGGCATATTATTTCACCTTATTTAACCTTTCATTGTAATTTTCACATCAAGACAACGCCTTCTGCGGCGGCTTCCTGCTTGATTTTGATAACCTCTAATTGGTTGTTGTTCTTGCGTGCATCCGCAAGGCGGGCTTCATATCCCGCTGCCGTGGAATTGGGAACAGCAAAAGAAGCTCCCGGCTGAAAGCCTGTGAACTGCTGTTGTGCCTGCCCCTGCGCGTCAAACATATACGCGTCAGACTTCTTCAAAGCTTCCAGCTGTTCATCAAAACCAGAAAGTTTACCATCCTCACCCATTTTCACCTTTGACATATCCAGCATAGCCTTGACCGCTTTTCCGTTCTTTGCCTTTGCACCGGAAAGGGCGATTTCAACAGCGTTATCCAGCTTCAGCTTTGCCAGTTCTTCATCATGGGCTTTCTGCTGATCGGCGTTCTGCTTCTGCAAATCGGAAATCTGCTGTTGCAGCGCCGCATTATCACCACTGGATTTCTTCAAATCCTCAAGCTGTTTATCCCTGTCCGAAACAGACTTTTTCAAGGTTTTGTTTTCCTCGTTTACCTCGTTAAACCTTGCCTTTGTGACAAAGTTTCCATCAAGGGAATCCATCACCTTCTTCGCCTGTTCCTCTGTCAATCCCATCGCAATCAATTCCTCTTTGTTCATTGTCTTTACCTTCCTTTCAAATTTTCCGCTTTTTACCGTGGGTAACGAACCACGAAATTTGACCTTGTTCTTTACCGTCTGCAACGCTTAAAAGACGAAATCGCTATTTAACTCATTATTAGGAAACCGCCTCCTTTTTCTAAAATCCGCACAAAAAAAGCACTCCCGAAAGTTTCCTTCCAAAAGTACCCATAACAAAATTACAACCTCATTTCAAAATATTGCAAGATTTCAATATGATGCTAATTCGTTATTAACTATACTAAAATATTAAGTGTCTTCACTGCGATTTCCAGGAATCTTATATAATTCTTCCTGCGGGTTAGGTGACTTGGGAGTGATTTTTGATAAGTGTTCTATAATGTCCTTATCTGGTTTCATCCCTTTAAACGCTTCCCTGTTTCGGTCGAACTCTTCGTATGTTTTCATTTGAAGCAGTATCTCTTTCTGGGTCATTCCAATCCCTCCCTTATCAGTTGATAAAATTCTGGAAACTCTTTCTCCATTCTTCTTGGATTTTGAATATATTCCCTAAATGCCTCCGACACAAATTCCTGCAATATCTCAGCTCTGACATTCCAGGCATCATCATAAATGTCTGACCAATCTGATACATATAACCTTCCTTGATAATCTGATACAAACCTGGCATCTTTTAACAAAAATATCTCTACAGGATTTCCGCTGGCATCGTAGTAAGTCTCTTGCGCAAATTTATCAAGAGAAACATTTTTTAAAAATCCAGCCTTGAGTCTTTCTACCTTAGCAGAATCTAGTAATTTACTCTCCACCATATGTCCGACTTCATGGATAATTTCTGTTTCGTCGGCACCTTTTGCTACATATAGTATATCACGGAAATAATCATATTGACTAGCCCCTTCTTTTCCAATATCAATAATTGTCCCGCTATTTAGCGCTTTTTGTATCTTTTCAGGCATAGAAAATATCACCTTATTTACAGTCATTCGTTCCTTTATGATACTCTGTCCGGGTGTATGACTCCTGACCAAATAATCAGTTTTCTCTTTTTCACTCTTCTTCTCTACAAACTTTTGCTCCCATTCCTGATAATTCATATCATCAGGAATATAGTAGGTCTTACCTGTTTCGTCATCCCTTGCCGCCCGTTTCCCAATATCCCCGAAATCTTCATCAAAATATGGAACCGTGGTTGAACGGCAAAACACATGAAATGGCGGAGCTGTCACTCCCGGCTGATAGTCCTTCATGAAAAAATGCTTTCCGTCAAGGGTGCGGCATATATCGGAAGTGTGAGAATCAAGAGTTGCAACAATTTCATATTGCTCAACCCCCAGTTCTTCAAAGCAATCCCGCTGTGCTGCTGAACTGAAATAGGCCTCCTCCGTCATTATCAGTCTTCCGGCGTTATATCGGGAAGTGTTCATCTTCTTTGCAAGGGAATCAATCGCCTTTTGCGGATCAGCGCCCAACATGATATTTTGGGTAAGCTCCCCGTGAACCTCTGAAATCAACTTTTGCTTATTTCCCCAAATTCTTTCAGAAAAGTTCTTTCCGTCAACCGCCCACGGTTTAGCAAGCACCTTTTCAATCTGTGACTGATCCAGCCCTGCAATATCCCAGCCAATATTGAACCCCTTCTGAAGTTCGTATGCGGTATGGTAGTAGCCGCTTTTAAATAAATTACCCATTGCCCCGGTCACTGTCCCAACCTGTTTTGAAAACATAGCTTCAAGGCTTTGCTGTGTCTGAATTTTCAGGGCTTCCAGCTTTGTGATATGGTACTTTGCAGAAGCATTTTCCAATTCCTTCATCCATCTGCCTGTTAAAGCATTTTCTTTCCCGTATTTGATATAGTCCTGAACATCCCACTTGAATTCTTTCAGGGCTGCGCCTTTCAGATATTGGCGGGCTTCTGCAAGGGTAATCTCATTGTTATCGGCAAGCCGCTGATACCACCGGGCAATCTGCCCTTCAATCTGCTTTTGGGCTTCTTTATACTGCCTTTCTATTTCAGCAACGGTGGCTACGCCTTGCTCGTTTTGGGCAGCTTCAAGCTGTTCAAAACGTAGTTTCCAATAGTCGCTATTCTTCATTTACATCACCGTCTTTGCCCTTTGGCGGCTGATTGCCGGGGCGCTGTCCGAAGGGATTATATTCCTGTTCCTGCTGGCGTCCGATTTCAGCCTGTTCTTCTTCCTTCTGTTTCTCCAAACGGTCAAGTTCCCGCTGTGGATCATCAATCCACGGGTGCATACCAATGATTGTCTCATCCGAAAGAATACCAACGGAAGCGGAACAATTTGCGATGGCTTCACTTTCATTGATAAGAATATCCCGGTTGAAAATAATAGTTGCTTCCTCATTCTCAAAATTACCCTTTCCGGTATTCGCAAGATGGGCATTGACGAACCAAAGGATTTCTTCAAATGTAGCTTGTAATTCGGTTTCCATATCGTTAGCATCAAGGTCAATGTCAGAATACATTGATTGAATGTTCATCTGATTAGGATTGCCGGAAAGTCTATCATCCTTTGCATCATAGCCCATAGCATTTTCAATCAGGGCTTTCTTGAAGATTTCCAAAATAACCTTGTAATTTTCCGCATTTACGGTAATTTCAAGGGTTTCAACCCCGCCTTTAGTTTCTCCGTCATAGCGAACTTTCACCGCACCAAAGGTTGCAAGATTTTTTCTGAACTCCCCTAAATTTGTGCCATCATAGTTTTTCAGAACAAGAATTGTATTCCGGGCATCTTCCTGCATATTGTTTTCAAAATCCGAGAGCATAACATTGATACCGTCCTGAAGGGATTTCACTTTCTTAATCAGTGGTATTTCCTGTTCATTGTACTTCAAGGGAATCAGGGGGATTTTCGCCCAATTCAAGGGCTTGCCGTCCGCCATCACGTAAGCACACTCCTGTTCTTCCGCGGTTAAATCAGGAATCAGAACATTGCCATCGAGGATATAGCAATGAATCCCTTGCATATCGAACACTTCAACTTTTTCAATGAGCGTCGGCTTGATGCCATCATAGCCAGCCACCAAGTAAAGCCTAATTGCACCTGCTAAAATGGTATGTTCACTATCTTCCCAAACAGGAAGTATTTCATATCCCGGAAATAGCCTGAAAGAAAACTCCCCCTCTTTCGTGTAATATGGATAAAGCCATGAAATACCGTGGTTCAAGGCTGCTTTTCCACCGTTCTTCAAGGTTTTCATAAATTTTTTATTGAACACCTGCTTCAGAAGCGCCGTATAAAGCTCATTTTTCCCATCTATGGCAAAAGGTTTCCCTAAAAGGTAATTTGCCTTCTGGTTTACCATCTTAGCATACTGGTTATCAATCAATCGGTTATTTGGAAGATTTTCAACAATTTGCAGTTTTCCATCCTCCCCGATCATTGTCCGCTTACGTGAAAGAATATCATGTTCATTTCCGTAATATAACTGCCCCTTAATCTGCATAATGCGTTCCGTGCTTCCTTTCCAGTCAATAACCATACGTTCAAGGATTTCTTTATTTCCCAAATCAGGTTTTATAAGGTTTTTATAATAGCTCCCTTTATATCCATATTTCATAACATCACTAATCCTATTTCGTATTCTCCTAAACAAGTTCAATTTTCTCACCATTTTCTATCGTCTTATAAAATGTGATATTTTTAGTCAAAGCTAAACGCATCTGGCAATAAAAGTTTCGTTACGCCGTACCTCATAGAATCCATGCCATGTGAAAATTCATGATCCGGTTTATCCGTCACTTTCCCATCCTTGTCCTTCCCCCAGCAGTAGTTTTCAATTTCTTTTTTGAATTCGGGGCATCTTCCTGGATGAACCACAATCTGATAATTCTGTATGAGCTGAATGCCGTGGTTTACACTGTCTTTGCCCTTGCGGGAAGGCTCTGCTTTGATACCTTCATCCTGCAATTCTGCAATGCTTTTCGGTTCTGCATTATCGCAAATAACCTTCTGCCCGCCATAGCCCATTTTCTTAATCTGCCCAGCTATGATTTTGTTGGTAACACCTGTTTTATACCACTCATCAAAGATGTAAATTCGCATTGCAGCGTTGTCCACCATTTCACATACAAAAGCATTTGGATCAGTGAACCCGAAATCAAGATTAAATGCCGACTTTACACCGGGGATTGCCCGAATTTTATCAATATCAAATTCTTCATATACAACATTGGTGTAAATCAGCCCTTCTGCAATGCCCCATTCGCCTTCACCCTCAATGCGGTACCTGCGGGGGTTATTCTTCTGCATTTTCAGAAATATGTTGCGGTCAGCCTCATCCAGCCATTCATTGCATTGCCATGTAGTGGTTTTTACAAAGGTATCTTCATCGGGCGTGTCAAAGAACCGCGCTTTCAGCCAGCTTGTAGCGCTCCACGGGTTGAAGGTCAGGGTTATTTGCTTGAAATACCCTTCCGGTACTTCGCCGCGGATTGACATATCAAGTTTGTTGAAATCATCCTCATTTGTGATTTCATAGGCTTCCTCGATCCAGACAAAACACAACACGCCTTTATCGACCGAAATGGAAGTGATTTTCAAGCCATCATCCAGCCCACGGAACAGAATCTTTTGCCCTGTATCAATCCGGGTTATCTGCATAGGGGAAACGGTACACTCAAAGTAACCATCAAGTCCCAATCTACGAATCGCCCATTTCAAATCACTATATACAGAATCCCGCAAAGTATTTGAATAACGGCGGACACATAAGCCGTTACTTTCTGGGTATTTAAACAAACGAACAATCATATCTAAAGCAGTTGTCTTACTCTTCTTTGATCCTCTCGAACCTTTGCAAACACGATATCTTGCTTTCGTGTGCCAAAAGTCCTTGTAACCCTTCCCGACAACTGACGGAAGACATATTCTAAATGCTTTATCATTCCTCAAGTTCCGATTCCCCCTCGAAAATGATAGGAATATTCATGTTCACATCCAGTTTATCCTTAAACATTCCCAGATGTTTTCCCAGAAGCTCCAGTGCCGACTTCTTGTCGCACAGCTTTACTTCCCTTTCCGTGCCCCATTCGTTCGGCTTGATTTTGACCGCCTGGATGCAGGCAAGATCCTCCTCCTTTGCCCCGCTCTTTATTTTTGCATTCTCTGTATCAATCACATCTGTAATCTTCACGAACGCCAGCTTAGCCAGCTCTTGGAGAACCCTGTCCTGGTTGATGCCCGTCCTTCTGGAGCGTTCGGCCATAGCTTTTGCAACAGCATCCTGAATACTAAGTTTTGCTAAGTTTTGTGTACCTTGCTCATTTGCCGTTTTGGGGCTGTATCCCGCCCTGATTGCAGCCTGTGTCGCATTCAGGTCAATCAGGTATTCCTCTACAAAACGTTTCTGTTTTTCTGTTAGTTTTTTTGCCATCCTGCAACACCTTCTTTCTGCACGACAAAACGCCCCGCATTTCTGCAGGACGTTTTCACTATTTTTCATTTCTTTCAGCTTACACTATACCACAGAGCAATAGTCGCAAACAATCACCTAATAAAATTATTTAATGCCCGTGCATGGATTTTGTGGACATGCTGCCAGCTATAGCCCATATCTACGGCAATCGCTTCCCACTTCATCCCCTTTATGTACCGCAGTCTTAAAACCCTCTGCTCGTCCGCATCAGACATCCGGCGTATTCCTCTGTCAATGCCCTCCTGGATTTTCACCCTTTCAAGCCGTTCCTTTTTCAGTGCCTGTATCTGCCTGTCCAGTATCACCATGTAATCCGACAGGTCGCTGTGTCCGCCCCCTTTCGGCATCCCGTCATTGGCCACTGAGGGGAACATCTTGTCCATCCTCAGCCTTTGTATTTCCTCCAGAATCTCCTGCTCCCTTTTTACGGATTCCCTGTAAGATTTCAAATACATTTTCTTCTTCTCGTTTTCTGTCATTGCTGCCCCTCCCCTCTTCCTGTTTCATCACCTTAGCGCCGCGCCTCTCCTCTTCACCCGGTACGGCCTGTGCGCCATGTGCCAGTATGCCATCCGTGGTATGTTACGCAGGGCGGCAGCGTCCTTCCTTGCGGCCGCCTGGCGTTTTTGTTCTGCCGTCATGTATCTTCCTCCGGCAATAAATCGGGATTGTCGAAAATGTTGCCGATGACTTCGCACTCATGTCCATGATAGTTGCCAAAATCAACTGTCCGCCCCACGCTGTACAGGGCAAACCTTGCATCTCCTTCATCCCACTCAACGCTAAAGCATCCATCTTCTTCATCAATGGGGCCGCTGTGGATTTTACAGATATCCCCCTCAAAAATCTTCCTGCCATCCTTATCAGCCAGGCCTGTCCACTGGCAGACGGTTTCGGGGTCTGTCTCCACAAGGTCATCGTACGTACTGGCTGCAGTCCTCCCGTCAGGCGCATGAACCAGATCGCCCTCTATCCACTCACCGTTATCGATTCTTTTTGCCCTGAATAAAATCTCTCTCATCTTCGTCTAACCTCCCATTCTTCCTTCCCCCATTCTCCCATAAACCACTTAATTATCCCAATCAATAGCCTGGCCGCAGTTTTCGCAATGTGGTAAGTATCTGCCCCCATATTCTTCTTGGTAGACAACCCAACCGCAGGTCGGGCAGCAATCATGGTTATATTCGTCTTTGACTGGATTCTTCCCCCTCTGCCTTTCCATTGCTTTTCTACATTCTTCCGGCGTTCCTATATCCTCATATGCCCCAAGCTTTTGCAGTACTTGAAAAGTAATCTCAAAGAACAGTTCATATGTGCCGTACGGTTTAACTATTGAATCATTTTTACTTTTCAATCCATAACGTGATGGGGCAAATTCTTCTCCTGCATCCTCAGTTATTCGTTCGTTCATAAAATCCATGATTATTTTCCCTGACCTTCCAAATTTTATAGATATATCCTCGCTGTATCAGTGCTTTTTGGAGTTTGTTTATTGTTGTTCGGATGTTCATAATTCTTTCAATGCGGCTTCGGCTTCTTCTCTGGTGAGGAAAACGGTTTTACCTATGATGTCAAAATGAAAAATCTCAAATTTATCTTCGACAATTTCCCACACCTTTTCATTGTTCATCATGTATGCTGTATTATCAAGGCGGAGTACATACACCATATCCCCCACTGCACAAGGCAGTTTTAATAGTCTGTTTTGTTCCTCTAAGTCCTCATATTCTGCCAGGCGTTCCATACATCTCTGATGCCCGTTATTCTTTAAGTCCATCCGTGGAATAGCCTGTCCTTCCCCAGTGCGTTCTGTCAACCTCTCCATATTTCCCTTTCCCTCCACAATCCCCCTAAGATTATTTACATCGAGCATCCATTTCAATTTTGTTAATATACATTTGTAATGCCTTTTTAACCACTTCTTTTTCCTCTTCATACATAAGCATTGGAACTTTTACGTTCTCAATAGCGCCAATGACTGTTTTGGCAAAATACAATTCCTTATTCTGATTATCCATATTCTCCTGCCTTTCCACAATCCCCCTAAATCCCCTGATTCTATTGTACAGGAGATTTGATGGGGAGTTGTACCAAATTATAATTTATATCCCTTTCATAAAGCAAAGCCAATGCGTTTTATTTCCTCTTTTTCTGCAACGATTCCCAAATAATGGTTCTTTGCTGAATAGCGGAAGGATTTGACTAAGCGGAAATTGTATTTCACTCCATTTGAATACCAGCACCCCGTTTGGTTTTAACACCCGCATACACTCATCAAACCCAGCTGATAGCATAGACCGCCAATCACCTTTTAGTTTTCCGTACTTCAAAGCCATAATTGACGTATCTCCCGCATATTCCAAATGCGGAGGGTCAAACACTACAAGATGAAAACTATTATCTGCAAATGGCAAATTCGTAAAATCGCATACTGTATCTGGATTGATTTCTATGTATCTGCCAGGATAGTATTCATTCCTGTCTAATGTTCTAATATCGCAAAATTCCACATTTGGATTTTCTTTATCAAACCAAAACATCTTTGAGCCACAGCAAGCGTCTAATATTGGTTTTTCATTCACTTCCCTATCCTCCTTAACTCCTTATCAAACAAACTGTAAAAGTATCTCATTAAATTGCCTTAACGTACTGCACATGATACCGCCCAAATCCGCTTGACCGTCCACTTCC